GAGCCCGGCGTCGAGGTGAAGGCGGGCGACTATGTGCTGGCCGTCAACGGAACGCCGCTGGACACCAGCCTCGTGAAGCAGTGCACCCGCGCCGTCAACGAGGCCATCGAAGACGCGGCCATCAACGGCGCGACGACTCTCGATGGCCAGGACCTGGTGGTCGCCGGCTACAACGCGCCCGGCCTGCTCAACGCGCCGAACGCGAACACCCAGTCGCTCACCGCGGCGGCGTGGTCCGGCGCGTCCCCGGTCGGCACCACGGTGCAGTCCGAGATCCTCGCCATGATCACGAAGGCGCAGGCTGACAAGAAGTACGGGCCTTACAACCTGTACTGCCCGACGTCAGTCGGCATCACGCTGAACATGGACTTCAAGGCGAACGGCAACGACTCGATCCTCCAGCGCATCCAGGAGATCAACGTCGGTGGTCGTAACCTGAAGATCCGCACCGCGGACATGCTGCCCACCAACAAGGTGGTCCTCGTGCAGATGACCTCGGACGTGATCGAGATGGTCGACGGTCAGCGGCCCACGATCATTCCGTGGACCTCGCTCGACGGCTTCAAGGTCAACAACCTGGTCATGGGGATCATGATCCCGCGCGTTCGTTCCGACTACGATGGCAACTCCGGCATCGTGATCGGCACCTTGGTGTAGGTTCAATAGGCCCGGGCGGTGCGACCGTCCGGGTCAAATTCAGATTCGGTCAGAGGAGAATTCAAATGGCGGAAACGAAAACCACCGAGAAAGCACCTGAGGAAACAGGCGAAGTGCGCATCAGTGCGGCAGATCTGGCAGACATCCGGGCAAAGCTCAAGGAAGCATCAGATGCTGCGAAGTCGGCAGAAGCCAGAGCGGCTCGAGCTGAGAACGCCGCGGCACTCGCATCAGGCCAGGCGGCGAGCGCGGTCGCGGCTAACCCGCCGGTTGTCCAGAAGGACAGCAAGGTCACTGACTTCGGCGGCTCTCCAGGCGCCCCGTTCGCCATGTACGGCGATTTCGGAGAACCTGGGACTGTCACATTCAACGGCCGTGTTGTGGTGCTCACCTCATGGCGCGAAGAATCGGTGAGGGGAATGGTACCGGCGGACATGCGGCCAGGTCCCATCAAGATCGAGATCGACGGCAAAGCGATGGACATTGAGGCGCAACTGAGGTAGTCATGCCTGTGACTCTTGACTCGACACCAGGCGGACCAGCCGCCAACTCATACCTCACGCTGGCAGAAGCGCTTCTGTACTATGAGTCGCGCGGTCCGCTGCCGGCCTGGGAAGCCGCGCCGAGTCAAGAAGCCGTGCTGATGCAGGCCACACGACTGCTCGACGCGATGTTTTCAGGCGTGCGATCCAAGGTCACGATAAGCGGAACCTCATCGCCGCAGTACGTCATTGCGCCGATGTGGACGGGTCGAGCAACTGCGCCTGAGACTCAGGCCTTGTGCTGGCCACGCGTGGGGATGATGAACCGCAACGGTGCGCCTATCCCAGATAACGTGATCCCGCTCTCGCTGAAGGAAGCTACAGCAGAGTTCGCGGGACAACTGGCGGTTGCCGAGCGGAGTCTGGACAACACGGCGGCTGTGCAGGGAATCACGAACGTCAAGGCCGGTTCGGTTTCAGTCTCGTTCGCCGGCGTCGATGGGGTCATGGTCACGAAGGTCATTCCCGATGTGGTCACGTACCTCCTAGTGCCATCCTGGTATACTCAGGAAACTGTCGAGGGCTCGCTCTCCTTCGAGTTCGAGGTGATTGAATGACGATCCTCAGCCAAGGCGTATCGATCATCGACAGCGTGACCAAGTCGCTCGGCATGCAGGCGAAGGTGAAGCACAAGCAGTTCACCGGGGACGGCGGCGTTGGCGACGCGGGCTTCAAGATCGTGACCAGGGACGCGGTCGTCGAAATGAAGCAGCGGCAGTTCAGGACGTTCAGCGGCGAGCTCGGCGTCAGCAAGGCCGTGCTCACGTTCACGTCGCCCGTGAAGGTCATGGAGTTCGACGAGATCTACCTGCCGGACGGCACCGGCGGCAAGGTCATGGGCGTAGGGACACCAGTCGATGCGACTGGTCATCTCATCGCCGAAGTGTATCTCTAGTTCAGAATCAGTCAGCGAGGCGGAATGGACAAAAAACTGCGGCTCTTATGGATCGGCGACGCGGGAGCATCGACAGGCTTCGAGCGGTCGACTCGATACATTTGTGCCGAGCTCAATAAGACATTCGAGGTGCACGTTCTCGGGATTAACTACCACGGCGATCCGCATGGGTACCCGTTCAAGGTGTGGCCATGCATGCCCGGCGGCGACTTCATGGGAATCGGCCGCGTGAAGCAGTTGGTTGAGCACCTGGGTCCATCAGTCGTCATCTTGCAGAACGACCCATGGCATGTTCAGAACTACCTCCAGCGCATCGGGAACGTGCCAGTCATCGGATACATCGCGATAGACGGCAAAAACGCTAAGGGAACTGAGCTAAACGGTCTCGCGCACGCGGCATTCTGGACCCAGTTCGCGCTCGACGAGGCCCGCAAGGGCGGCTATGTCGGGCCCGCGTCGGTGATTCCGCTCGGCGTTGACCTCGAGATTTACAAGCCGGTCGATAAGCTCGAAGCGCGTGAGCGGACCGGGGTCGCCAGGGCGATTACTCGACGAGGCTTATCGCCAGATGCATTCATCATCGGCGTTGTCGGTCGGAATCAGTGGCGTAAGCGCCTTGACCTGACGATGGAGTACTTCGCTGAGTGGGTACACTCGAGGGACATCACGGATGCGCTACTTTGGGTACACTCGGCGCCGAGTCGCAACGATGCATGGGACTTGGTAGACATGGCGAAACTGTTCCGCGTGGCCGAGCGCGTGGCCGTGCCGAACATCCCGGAGTCGGTAGAGGGGACGCCGGAGCCGATCATGGCGCGGACCATCGCCTGTTTCGATGCGCTCTTCACGACGACCCTGGGTGAAGGCTTCGGCCTTCCGATGTTCGAGGCGATGGCCTGCGGCGTGCCAGTCATCGCACCTGATTGGTCTGGACTCGGTGAACTGTTGAAGGATGCTGCGTGTCTGGTCCCATGCACGTCTATCGCGGTTCATCCAGACCAGACCAATACTGTCGGCGGCATTATGGATAAGCGGCAAGGTGTTGAAGCTCTTGACGTGATGTATCGAGATCGAGTGAAACTCGGCCGGCTTCGTCAAGCCGCTCTCGAGCGCGCACACGAGGACCGCTTCCGGTGGGAATCGGCTGGTGCGGCATTCACTGACCTGGTGAGAGTGACCCTGGGAAGCAAGGCTGTAGAGTTTTCGATGGCGGAATAATGGGCGTTAACTTCTACTACAACACCAAGAATGCCACACAGGATATGAAGAATCTCAAGGTGAGGTTCCCATTGATCCTGGCTGCAGCGGCATACAAGGAGTTGTCGATAGAAGCCTGGGAAATGAAGACCCGCACACCCGTCTGGAATCCTGAGCGACCTGTCCCGAAAGGACATGCACCAGGGTCCCTACGGGCAAGCGGTCGGTTGCATCCGCCTGTCATCACAGCAGATGGCCAGAAGATTGAGTTTTTGTTCTCATTCGGTAATCAGAACGTCGACTATGCCCTGTACGTACACGAAGATGAAGACGCGTTCCATGCGACTGGTGAATGGAATTTCATGCGCGGTGTACTCCATGAATCGGCGCCTTATCTGCCCGCTCGTATTGCGAGATGGTTAGTCGGCGATCTGAAGACCGTCCCGTACACGGTGGACATTATGGAATGGGAAGAATGATCATCGATGACCTTGAGACCGTGTTTCTTGAGAAGGGCGTGTGCACAGCGCGTGGCACCGATCTCTTCAAGAACCGCGCGGCAAAAATTCCTGAGGGTCCTGGACCCTATGTCTCCCTGGTGGGTGTTGGCGGTGCGATCCCTGCGTATCGCAACGGCACCTCTCCTAAGTACGGCCGACCTTCGGCGCATGTGACTGTCCGTGCTGCCACTGCTTCGGCCGCTAAGGCAAAAATCCTCGAGGCGATGGCGGCTTGCGACGTCAACAACGAGATTATCGGCGACACGTTCTACCTTTGGATTCGACCGAATACGTCAGAACCGCAGGAATTGGCGCCAGACGAACGAGGCAGACCATCATTTTCATTCGCGCTGACCGCGATGGGAAGACAGACCACCACCCAGTAGACTAAGGAGAACGATTAAATGCCACCACCCGTAGTTCCGCAGGAAGGCCTCCAGGGAATCAGCTCGCACGGTACAGTCATCGAGATGATGCCAGTGGGCGAGACCGAGTGGATGGAGATCGCCGAGCTTGGCGACCTTCAGATGCCCGGCTTCACTCGCAATGAATTCGACATCACTCCGCACTCGAAGAATATCGACCAGTATGTGGTCGGCGTCCTTCGCAGGGATCCGGTCACGTTCCCGATGTTCTTCAACAAGCAGATCACGTCTCATTACGTGCTGCAACAGGCACAGTTGAACAGCGACAGCAACACCAACATGAAGAACGGCTTCAGGGTGTCGTCGCCGGACGGTGGGATCCTAATCTTCAGCGGCGCGGTCAAGGAAATGAAGCAGACCAACCCGGTTGACGGCGTTCAGACGGCCAACGTGGTCATCCGCGCCACGGGCAACTTCATCCTGGACGGCGAAGAGTACGGCGACTAGTCAGTTCTCGGCGTGTGGAGGTGGTCAGCATGGGTCAGTTTCAAGTCACGATAACGGCGATCGGTCCCGATGGTTGCGATAGACGTTCGCAGCCTGGGGAAAAACTGCACAACAGGTGTGGGAAGTTCGGGTGTCCGGACTGTATGTCCTACGACTTTGTGCAGCAGATGCGGCAGAAGGGCTTTACAATCGCCACTGCCCAAATCTCGCACAACCACGGTCGCAAGGACCACGAGGTCATTGACGACTTGCTACGCAACGAACGGAAGTCCGGGTTGTTCTGACCCGGACAACTTCAGAGGAGATGGACTCAGATGGAAAAGAAAGATCTCACACTCGAAGACATTCTCGCCGCGGAAGATCTAAAGCCGGTGCCCTTCGAAGTTCCGGAGTGGGGCGGCTCGATCTATTTCAAGGTCATGTCGGCCAAGCGTGCCATCAAGTTCCGCGAACAGATGCGCTCGGCCGCCGGCGGCGACACCGTGGTGAACATCTTCGCTGAATGCGCATGCACAGCGGATGGGAATCGGCTGTTCGCTGATCCTGATACGCTGGCGAAGCTGAAAGAAAAGAGCTTCGCGGTGTTCCTTCGCGCCCAGGATTTCCTGCTCAAACTGAACGGCATGATGCGCCCAGACAAGAGCTGGACAACTGTTCTCGAGATCTTGCAGTCTGCCGGCGTGGACAGCAACGTTGTCGCCCTGGTGAAGCAGAAGTGGGATGCTTCTGACGAGGCTGAAGTAAAAAACGACTAGGGAGAGGAACAGAACTACGGCTCGCATTCGACCTCGCCGTGGTGCTAGGACATCCGCAACCGATGCAGATGCTCGAGGCCATGAGCGCGGTCGAATGGGAACTGTGGAAGGTCTACCTCTCGCTTAACCCTGTTGGACAAGACAGGGATGATTTACGTACGGCGCAGATCTCACAGGCGATTTGGAACGTACAGATTGCTAAGTCAGCAGGGCGTGGTCGGACGCCACAATATCGGCGGCTCATGGAGTTCATGCTGCAGATAGGCGACCGGCCCGACCCGAACGCGCCGACGAAACGCCAGACGGCCAAGGAACAGTGGGCCATCCTGAAGGCCACGTTCATGAAGTTCGCGAAGAAGAAGAAGGACCCGGGGGCATAGTTGGCCACAGAGATCAGCGACATCACATCCAAGGTCACCCTCGAGAACCAGTTCTCGAAGGAGGCCGACAAGGTTGTCGCGTCGACGGCCAAGATCGACGCCTACTGGGAGAAGCTCGCCCAGCGCGCCGACAAGGACCTGGAGCGCGCGTTCTCCAAGGCCGAGAAGGCGGCTGAACAGTTCGCGGCCAGGCAGGAGAAGGCCGCCGCCGCGTCGCGCGGGCTTGGCTCCGACTTCAGCGCGATGACGCTCTCCATCGCCGGCGGGCTCATAGTGCTGGAGGCGGTCGGCCAAGCGTTCCGGCTCGCCTGGGAGGAGGGGACGAAGCTAGTCAAGCTCCTCCCCGAGATGGCGCTCGAGGGCTCGAAGATCAGCGGCGTGACGACCAACTTCGAGCGCCTCGCCCTGGGCGTCGGCAAGGTCAGCACCGAGCTACTGGGCGCACTGCACGAGGGCACCCACCGCACGATCGACGACTTCAGCCTCATCACCAAGGTCAACTCGAACCTGGCGGCCGGCCTGGACCTGACGGCCGAGCAATACCGCGTGGCCTCCCAGGGCGCGTTCGCGCTGGCCCAGGCGACCGGCATCGGTGTCAAGGAGGCCTTCGACAAGGTCAACCAGGCCCTGCTCACCGGCCAGACCAGGACCCTCGCCCAGATCACCGGTCGCATCAACATGCAGGCCGCCGAGGAGAAGTACGCCAAGTCAATCGGCACGACGGTCGACCACCTCTCCGAGGCCGGCAAGCTGGAGGCGCAGCGCCTCGGCATCCTGGACGCCCTGGCGTCGTCCACCAACCGCCTCGGCGTGCAGATCGACGGCATCGGCGAGTTCACGGACCAGCTGGCGGCGATCTGGGCCAACTTCAACATCGAGCTGGACAAGACGGTCGCCAACTCCCCGGCGCTGCTCGCCGCGTTCGAGGGCGTGCGCGACGCCGTCCAGAAAATCTTCGACGAGAACCAGGCGGATGTGATCAAGAGGATCGCCTCCTACATCGACGCCATCACCATCGCGCTCATCGAGCTGGCCGAGATCGCCGTGCGGGTCTTCGTCATCATCGGCAGCAAGGTCGCGGGATTCATCGTCGACCTCAAGGAGGCGCACCTCACGATGCTCACCCTCGAGGAGGGCTGGGCGTCCTTCAAGGCCGGCACGGGGGCGGCGGCCTCCAAGGACCCACACATCCAAGAGCTCCGCAGGCAGATAGGCGAGGCCGCGGACGACATACTCGGCCTGATAGAGCTCCGCGACCATGCGCCGGAGATGTCGGCGGCGATCATCAAGGAGCTCGAGGGGATCAAGGACAAGGTGCGCGGCGCGGCGCGCGGCGCGGCCGACGCCTGGAGGACCGAGTTCGTCGGGCCGGTCGAGAACAGCGTCTTCACCGGGCCCACGCTCGAGATGCTCAACGAGAAGCCCTCGATGACGAGGACCACGGCGGCCGACACCAACAAGGTTAAGTCGGCCACCGAGGCCAGCATCAAGGCGACCGCGGCCCTGTGGGACCAGTACTTCGACGTCATCGAGAAGCACGACGAGAACGTCTTTAAGGCGCGGACCGGGAACATCGAGCGATGGTACCAGGCTGAGCGCGATATACTCGACAAGAGCAAGGAAAACAATAAGAACTACACGAACCAGTTGATCGCGCTGAATGAGCTGAAGGCCCAGAAAATCATCGATGAGAATGAGCGGGTCGCCAAGGCACTAAAGGAGATGAACGACAGGAACCTTGGTCTGTCCACCAATCGTGGTGAATCAACGATTGGTGCTGGTCTTCCAAAGCAGGATCTGCCGCTGTTCACGATGCTCCAGTCCAAGCAATGGGCGACACAGACCGCTGACATCGAGACCCAAGCAGCTCGCGTTGAGAGGGCTATTACTTCGGCCATGAACAATGCGGCGAAGTCTGTCGTGCCGTTGACCAAGGAGCAGGAACGTCTCATCCAGAAGTTGAAGGACGTCGGCTTCACGACCGACCAGATCTCGGCGATCATGGAGAAGGACTTCGGCCGGGTGGGCAACGCGATCCACAGGTTTGCCAGTAACAACCTGCTGGGTGAACTGTCTGGGGCATTCGCCGATCTGGCGCAAATCAGTGGCGACTCGTTCGGTGAAGCGCTGAAGCTTACTGGACAGTTGATGTCCTCGGCGAATATTGCAATGAAGGCGATTGATGGCCTTCAAACGGCCATCGCGGCCGGCACCGCAACTACAGCCGATTACTTCTCAGCCTGGATGGCTGGTATTTCCCTGGTCATTCAGGGTGCCATGATGCTGTCCAACTGGCTGTCGAGGGCCGCCGAGCAGCAGCATGCGCTGTTCATGGCTAAGTACGACCAGGCAGACTTCATCAACCAGATGACGAACTCCATGATGGGGTATGCGAAGTCATTCGTTGATGCAATCAACAACGCCAAGACTCTCCTAGAACTTCAAGACGCGCTCAAGAAAGCGCACGAGCAGATGGACCTGGCCAACGAGGCGTCCTCGAAGTTCGGCCCGAGCCAGGGCGACCTGATCACGCAGTGGCAGCATGCCAAAGAACTCTACGACTTCATGCTTAAATCTGGCATGTACACCGCAGAGCAGCTCAAGGACGCATGGGACGAGGTCGAACGTGCTGCAAACCGTGCGGCTGGCTTGGGTCGGCGCAAGGACGGCACGACCGAGACACCCGAGGACAAGGCGCGGCGCGAGCAGCAGGCGATGGAGGACGCGGCCAAGGAAGCCGGCTATGTCACTCAAGAAGAACTACAAAAGGCCGCAGACAAGGCGCAGAAACTCTACGAGTACATGCGGGACAGCGGCAAGTACACTGCCGAGCAGATTGAAGACGCCTTCAAGAAGGCCCAGGACGCTGCGGATAAGGCCATCGGCATCAACACCCAGATGATGGAGAAGCTCAAGGCCGAGTACGATGCGCTCTCTAAAGCAGTTGAGGCTGAAGCACCTGAGGCTGAGATGGGATCCATCGAGAAGGCACAGCGTGCCAGGATGGACCAGCTGAAGAAAGAGATGGAAGCGGAGCAGGCCAGGATCGACGCCGCGCGCGAGGCCGCCATGGAGAAGCAGGCCAAGACGACCGGCGAGGCGACCGGCAAGGCCCTGGCCGAGGCTCTGAAGATCGAGCTCACGGACAGCCACATCGACATGTTCGGCCCGGAGTTCGAGGAGTCGGCGGACGCAGCCGCCGAGCACACGACGACCGCCTTCGACGCATCCGGCAACGCCATCGGCGTCAAGATGAAGGTCACCGCCGAGAACATGAAGTCGGACTTCGGCTACCAGGGCAAGGAGGCGGCCGAAGAGGTGACGAGCGCGTTCGACGGCAAGGAGATCCGCATCCCCATCCACTGGGACTACGACCCCATCGAGATCCCAGAGCCGCCGAACCCGAACCCGAAGCCGATGGCGCTCGGCGGCGCGGGCCACGCGACCGGCCCGATGACGTTCTCGACCCTGGGCAACGAGGACTTCGCCTTCTCAGGCGAGGGCAAGTCCTTCGCGGACGTCATGGGCAGCAAGCCAGACGACCAGGGCGCCGCGTCGACGGTCAACATCGACAGCTTCATCGTGCAGATGAACGTCAGCGAGAACGTCGACCCGGCGGCGCTCGAGCGGAACTTCCTCAAGATTCTCCGCAGCCGGCCGCCAGTCGGCGACGCGATCTCGAACGCCGTGACGAAGAGGAGATAATGCCAGAGAATTTCTACTTCACGCGGCCACAAGATAACATCGCGCCTATATCAGTGGTGTCTTCCGGGGTTGCCATTAACCCTGGGTATCCGCTTGCCTGCGCTGTCGATATGTCCTACGCCAACCTCGCCAAGCCATCGAAGTTGCTTGGCACGAGCGGTGATTGGATTGGGGACCTGGGACTCATACGACGTGTCGATGGCGCAGTTATCTGGCACAACTTCGACGAGGGCCTAGCAGTTCACTTCCAGATGCACTCCTCGAATTCATGGGGAGGCACTCCGACGATCGATGTGCCATTGGTTATCCCAGAGCGCCGCGTCGATGGATACACGCAGAAGATCTTCGTTGATTTGCGTGGCGAACCAGGTTACAACCTCACTGGTCTGCGATGGTGGCGAGTGAACGTAGCCGGCGTGAACAGTGCGCCGGTCGGCCTCAAGATCATGCTCCTGTCGCGCATACGGCAGCTCGAGCGAGACTTCCTCCTCGAGCCTGGACCTGTCAATGTCGAAAACCAGTTCAACGTCTTGATGACGACCGATGCAGGTCATCCCTGGGCATACGATCTGACATCGGCGCCGCGTCAACTCCGGGGTGATGCAGTTCTTCTCGAGTCCGACTGGGTCCAGGTGCGGGACTGGTTCCGCGCGGCGGCCGGCCAGGTGGGCATCTTTGCCGTGCTACCGAATCCAGACAACACCGATGCCTGGATCACCAGGTTCAGCACCGGCTCGATCGCCCAGGACCCAGGCATACAGGTTGTCAGCATGGGCAATGCGAAGAAAGAAAACGGTCTCAACGTTTCAATCATCCTCGATGAGATCACCGCTGGTGATCCGGAGTGGTTCTGATGCTGTTGCACCACGATAATTTCAACCACTATACCTACGCACAAGCGGCGGCTTCTGGCGAGGTGACGTCCATCGTCGCGCTGAACAGTTCACTGGATTTTCCAGCAGGTCAGGGGCGCGATGGCCTCGCGGCACTCGCCAGTTATCAGGGCGTCGCGTGCTATGACACCTACTGGCGCAAAACGCTCGCGCCGACGAATCCGAACTGCTACATGGGTGTCCGGTGTCGTATCGGCAATCTACCGGGGTCGGGCGGTGGGGGCATGATGACATGCCTCAGTGGAAACACCGGACAAATGGCTGTCATCGTCAATCCAGATGGTACTCTCGCGGCATGCAAGGGTGCTCAGAACGATTACATCTTCACAGCCGGCGCGGTGCTCGGGTCCACCACGTTCTCGCTCTCGACCGGCGTCCGCTACTTCGTGGAGTTGTGGGTGTTCCCACACACGACGCTTGGGTCAGTAAAAATCCGCGTGAACGGCATCGAGCGCCTCAGCCTCCAGGGTACGTCCGGGACGCCGCTCAACACTAACGGCGCCGGGTCCGGGACGTGGAACGGCGCGCTGCTCGGTAACTTTGGCCAGGGCGGCAACCCGTTCGTCCGCTCCGACATGGCGATCTACTTCAATGACTGGTATGTCTGCGACGGCACGGTGCAACCTGGACCAAACCCACTCAACAACTTCCTCGGTGACTGCAAGACCACCGTTGTCCTGCCGACTTTGCCGGGGTTCTATCAGCAGGCTGTGCCGAACGCCGGCACCAACCATGTCACCCCGGTGGACGACCCAACCCCGAACGACGACACCGACTACACTGAACTAATCAATGTTGGCGAGCGTGAGAACTGGAAGTACGTCCTCCCGGTCCCACTCGGTGGTGGCGGCGTCCTCGCTGCGACATTAGCGCTGTGGATGAAGAAGGCATCTGACGGCACGCGCTTCATGCGGGACTCCGTACGTGTGGCTAGTGTCGACTATGACGGAACGACCGACATCGCATTCGGCACCACATACCTGTTCAGTCGTTCGACACGGACCGCTAATCCGGCAACAGGCGGTGAGTTCACTCCAGGCAGTACCGTAGAATTCGGTACGAAGGTGCAGGTCTGATGTCACTCCTTGACTACGACGGACACGACCACTACGACACGGCGAGAATGACAACCACTGGGCCGTGGAACTCGACCTTATTAGTCACGTCGTCAAGCGTCACCATCGAGGTAGGTACAGGCCGCGGTGGTTCACAATGCCTGCTGGTGAACGGCGACCGGCCTTACGTCGGCCCCTCGGGCGCATTGAAGGTGCTTGCCCCGGGCGATGCCAAGATCTACTGGGGCCAGTGGGTTAAGGTCGGCATTCTTCGAGATGACCTCGGCATTCTGGCTGTTGTAGATGGTATGACGCCGCAACTGACCGTTGTCTGCATGGCCAATGGCACCTTCAAAGTAAAGCGCGGCGCCTCAGACAACGGTGTCCAGCTCGGACCGGCGAGCACCTATGCCATCGCCGCCGGCGCCGAGTTCTACCTGGAGTTCTTCGCAGAGATTTCCCCCTCGGCAGGACAGATCCGGGTAGTCTTAGACACGCATGACATCATCACGCTCACGACAGGGCTGAATACTAGGAATTCTGCGAATACGCGGTGGGATGGTATCTTCTGCGGCCCATGGGCAGTGACAGGTGCATCTGGTGGCTTCCCACCGTTCAATATCCGCTATGACGATCGCTACGTGCTGGATGGCACGACCATGGCGGGGCCGAATCCCTTCAACGCATTGCTCGGACCGATCTGGGTCAAGCAGATACAGCCCACTGCTGATGGGTTCTACACGAACTTCGCGACGACTGGAAGCTCGAGCCACTTCGCTAACGTCGACGAGCCACTTCCAAATGACGATACCGACAAGAACACTGGGTCGAATATCGGCGATCGTGACTCACTCCAGTACGTGCTGCCGACCGGGACGGTGCTCGCCACAATGCTCGCCACGTATGCGAAGAAGAACGATGCTGGCTCCCGAAAGTTCGTAGATTTCATTCGCGCAAGCGGTGTTGATTACGATGGAACCGCTCAACAGGATCTTACGACGAGCTACCAGTTTCGGAACCTGTTGCGCACATTCGACCCATCAACCAGCGCGGCGTGGGTGGCTGGTGCTACGATTGAGCAGGGGATCAAGATTTCTAACTAGAGGCACTGATGGCTGACTCAAAGATCTCTGCACTACCAGCGGCCAGTTCTGCTACATCGACTGACGAACTCACCGCGAATCAGAGCGGTACCTCGAGGAAGGTCACCCTCGCCCAGGTGTCCGCGGCTATCGGGAGCTTGGGCTCCGGGAAGATCGTCCAGGTTGTGAACTTTCAGACTGGAGCGATGGCGACGGGCACAACACCGGCATTCTTCGACGATACGATCCCGCAGAATACCGAGGGCACGGAGTTCATGTCGCTGGCGATCACGCCTGTCAGCGCGACGAACAAGCTGAAGATTGACATTGTGGCATTCTACTGTTTCACCGCACAGCAGTGGTCAGTTGTAGGATTGTTCCAGGACTCGAATGCGAATGCGATTGCGGCGTTTGCTCCGTACCAGGGTACCTCAACGGCGTCATTCCCATGCGCCTTTACGCACTACATGACCGCAGGCGGCACAGTCGCGACGACGTTCAAGGTGCGGATTGGTGGACAGGGCGGCGGGACGATCACGTTCAACGGCCAGAATAGCGCTCGGTTCCTCGGCGGCGTGATGGCGTCCAGCATCACCATCACCGAGATCATTCCGTAAAATGGCGCAAGTCTTCATAACGAGCGGCACCACCTGGGCGGGCGTCGCCACGGATGGTTCGCCGATAACTGTCGAGTGTATCGGCGGTGGTGGTGGCGGATCGACGACTGCTGGCAACGTTGGAGCTGGTGGTGGTGGCGGAGCTTACGCTAAACTCACTGGTATTGCTTACACGTCAAGCAGCGCTGTTACAGTCCAGATTGGTGCTGGTGGTGCAGCTAGTACAGTTGGCACAGATACCATCTGGAATAGCGGTGTCGTTGTTGCTAAGGGCGGTGGTCGAGGTGTAGATTCTGTTAGTGCTGGTGGTGTGGGTGGTCAAGCTTCGGCTTGTACGCCTACGACTGGCGCATTTAGCGGTGGCAATGGCGGTTCCCAGGGCGGCAACAGTCGTGCAGGTGCTGGTGGTGGTGGCGCTGCTGGCCCATTTGGGAATGGCAAAGACGGCGGTGTTGGTGGAGCAGGTCCTAATTACTCTGGTGCCGGTGGTGGTGGTGCGGGTGGCGGCAGTTCAACTGCTGGGGCCGCATCAAATGGGTCGGTCACTGGTGGAGCAGGTGGTCTTGCCCAGGATGGAACGGCCGGTGGAGTAGGCGGCGATGGCGGTGTTCCATCTGCCGCAGGTGCTGGCTCACATGGAAGCGGTGGAGGTGGTGGTGGAGGCGGTAGTTCTAATGCGGCTCTAACTACACATGGCGGTTTCGGCGGTGTTGGTGTCGAGTTTGATGCCACACATGGAGCTGGAGGCGGTGGTGGTGGAGGTGCATCGTGGGCACCTGGCACGATGCGCGGCGGCGATGGTGGTCTCTACGGTGGTGGAGGCGGCGGAGGTGCATGGTCTGGTGGAGCAGGTGGAAATGGTGCCAATGGTCTCATCATCGTCACTTATCTACTGCCACCTACATTCATACTGCAAACCATTACTGGCGGCACGATTGCAAGTACAGCCACTCTGTCTGCTCCAACGCCGATAGGTAAAGTCCAGGGCTCCAAGCTTCTCAAGGAAGACGGCGCCGCACTTCTCCAAGAGGACAGCACTTACCTTCTCCTGGATATTCCGACCTTCGCACTCGTAGCGTTCTCGCAAGGGTCCGCATCTACGTGTGCAGTCGGTGCATCTACGACAGCGGTTGATACGACTGGAGCGACTGCACTGTTCGTTGCGATCGCCAACTCGATCAACGTGTCGGTGCCCACCTTCATCGATAGTAAGGGCAATGTCTATACACAGGTTGATACCTATACCGTTGCCGAGAACCGACTCACAATCTTCCACTGTACTCCGACACCTGCTAAGCTTGGCACAGGCCACATCATTACTGTTCCAGTCAATGGCAGTGCATGTCCTTCAGTGCACTTCCTTGCATTCAAAGCAGATCAGAACTTCGTCTTCGGGCCAAAGTCTCATGCCTATGTGAACGGCGCGTCGCTGTCCCCAGGAACTATCACGCCTACAAAGGCGAATTCGATGGTCCTGGCGATCGCGTGTAACGCCAATGTCGGTGGTACCTTCGCGATTGATTCCAGCTTTACGATCATTCAGGAGCTGTCGTGTGGCTCCGGTCAGCACTACGGTATGTGTTCGGCGTGGAAGACGCAGACGGCTATTGCCACTGAGTCACCACTCTTCACCTTTACTGGCGGCTCAAACTCAACGGCATTTATCATGTCGTTTGGGGAGAATGCCCCGACTGGTGCAGATGTCTCAGCCCTGCCGCTCCTGGTCCTAGGTAGTGGACCAGCTCCGATTGCCGTATCGGCAGCACCACTCCTCGTCCTCAATATCATGCCGCCGCCGCACATTCGTGTGTCTGCGGCACCGTTGCTAGCACTGCACAAAGATTTCCCACCGGCCCGCATTTCGTCTGCACCGATATTGGTGCTGACAGACCAGCGGCCACCTGTTAGGATTTCAGCGGCGCCATTGTTGGTTCTCGAGTCAACCGATACAGTACCAATTGTCTACGAGGATCCATGTCTTATCGTTAAGCCGCGTTACCATATCAAGATCAGCAATTCAACTAAGATCCTGCGGTACGGATCGTCGCCGCTTCGGGAAACAGAGAAACTCGGCGGGTTTAAGGAGCCGCGCATTCTCTCGCTTGGACCAATCACCAGGGCGGCAAGTGACCCAATCACTGGAGCATGGCCCATCTCGACGGCGAGCGCGATCCTGGCGGATACCGACTGGGAGATACGTAACTTCTCAGAGACCCGCAAGGGCCTTAGACAGGTCGACGCCGAGATCTACATGACCAGCAAGGCACAGAGTCTTGCCGAGGGCCCACCTCGCGTCCTGTTTACCGGCAAAATCTATACCGATACACCTGCCGAGAACATGACGTCGTCTCTCGAGTTCAACGACATCATCGGGATCAACTACTCGCTCTACACCGATGAGTTGCAACTTCCGCAGCGGCGCGTCACCAGGATTGACTTCCCGAATGCGCCAGAGGCCAGTCTGAACAAGGGTGTGCCGATCATCGGCGGTCCCAATACAAGCGTGGCACCAGTCATTGTTCCGCCAGTCACGACTCCACCGACCCCACCACCTGCGCGAGGCGTGGTTGATGGCGTATATGTCGGCAAGATGCAATTTGGCGGCGTCGTGCTGCCGCCAACTACTACTACCCTGGCGGATATTGTAGCCCTGCTCACGGCGTCTGGAGCGACTGGGACTATCTACCAGGACTGGGGCTGGAAGATCGGCTACGCAGATGCTACGAATCTCCAGTCGTTCTACAACTCACAGCACTATGTGCCGCCCGACTATGACGGGCTGGCGGGTGGGCATGGTTACGAGTGGGCCGGCTTCATCGGCATTGGCTATTCGGATCTAGACGCATGGATGAACCAATCGGCCGGTGGCGGCGGCGCGCAGACCTTCGAGGTTGTTGCGATGGCCTGTCACGCGGTGACGCAGACAATCGCCACGTGGGTCGGTGATATTCTCGTAGAAGCGGCTCACCTGGGCACGCAGGCCTGGATCCCACAAATTGCAGGTGACACGACCTGGGCCGCGAAATTCGGCGCGAATCGATTCACCGATGTGACCGGATCCGATGGTGTTGTTCGGCGCTATACGTTGTTCTGCTTTGAGCCGAGCAGTGTTCTTGGTCTGGCGGTGGCCGGCGGCGCGACGGTGTGCGCCGAGATCAAGGGGCTCGAGGACAAGGGCGACGGTACTGGACAGCCAATCACTGAGTACTTCGCACAGTATCTGCATACCTTGAAGAACTTCGCGCTTCAGAACTACCAGTCTGGGCCATGGCTGCCGATGCCACAGTTCTTGTTCTCAGACGGCGTCACACTGATCGACCGCATCAATGCGAAGTCATTCTCGAAGGTCTCCGTGCAGACGGCCTCCGAGATACCTGGTGGGTTCAAGGGCGCATGGGCGATTGGTTCAGGTGGTAACCTTGAGTCGCTCAGCCAGGTCATTGCCGACTTCAATGTCTCAGGCGGTTGTCTCCTGGCGCAGAACGACTTTGGGCAGTTAAGAATCGGTCGGCTGACACGCGATCGGCAGGATTTCTTCAAGAACATGTACACCGGTAACATCCACCGGACCTTACGCGACAAGCCTGATATTCTCCCAGGGTTCTGGGTTGAGCCGAAGCCAGACTGGCAAGCGAACCAGATCGATTATTCGTACGCAGAGAACTACCACACGAACGTCTTCGAGCGGTTGTATGGTGGCCTCGGGCCGACTACACCGATGCAGGATACTGCTTCACAAACAATATTCGGGGTACTAAAGAAGGCTTTCCAGTTCCGGCGACTTCGCGATGACGCAACGGCTAATGCCGTGGCGAAGTATCTGCTTGACCTTCTGAAGCACACTCCAATGGTGGCGCACTACAAGCGGCGCGGGCTATGTGGTCTCGAGGATGACGTCCTCGAGGGTGTGCCGATGACACACTACAACGGCCGTGGCCAAGGTGGTTGGACGAATCAGGCCTTGTGGGTTGTCTCGAAAACCTATGATCCGCCGACGCGCACCTGTGAATTCCTCGCCCTGGATGTTGAAGAATTCGTGCCACTACCGACGGCAACAGGACCGCGAGGTTTGACGTCAGACCCGGTCGCACTTCAAACACTGCTTAGCGAAGATGGCACCAAGGTGCTGATCGAGGGATAGATGCCACTACCAGAAGATACACTCAACGGCAGCGCCAATCCATTCCCATCACTGCTCCTTGTGGAGTCAGTGCCCGTGACACCTGGCGTGTCAGGGCAGCATCGTGTGTATGTAGATCCAGCAGACAACAAGACAAAGCGGAAGAGTAGCGCTGGCGTTGTCACCGATCTCGAGTTCAGCCGCGTTGTCCAGGTGGTGAACTTCCAGACCGGCTCGATGGTGACGACTACGGCCACCATTCCGCTTGACGACACCATCCCGCAGATTGGTGAGGGCTTCGAGCTCATGACGCTCGCGATCACGCCGACTAAGACCACGAGCAAGCTGAAGATCGACATTGTGGTGTACGCGACCGTCGACAGCGCGAGCTGGATCATTGGTGCCCTGTTCCAGGACTCTACGGCAAACGCGCTAGCGGCGTTCCTCGACTACCAGAACATCGGGACGGGCGGCATGGCGTTGTGCTTCACATACTACATGACGGCGGGCACGACCAGTTCGACGACCTTCCGCGTGCGGATCGGCAAGGACTCTGGCGGCACGATCACGTTCAACGGCATGGGTGGTGCGCGGAAGCTCGGCGGGGTGCTGGCCTCGAGTATCACCATTACTGAAATTGCAGCTTAATAACAAGGAGACAGTTATGCCTAAACTACCGGCAGGAGTGATTGCAACACGAGATAGGTACGTCGCCAAGTTCCCCATGTGGACGATGGAGGGCGGACTCGCCGCTGAGAACAAGGCGCGTACCTGGACGATGGGCCTGGCGAAGCAGATCGCCTACGAGCACCAGGGCCAGGGCTTCGGCTGCAAGCGCGCGGCGAAGGACCGGCCCATCTCGAAGGACGGCATCGCGCAACAGGTCGGCGCGACACTCCTGTCCTGGGACATGATGAGCGGTGCCGGCGGCGGTTCGCCGACCATTAACTCGAACCCCGACTCCGAGGACATTACCGGACAGGAGTTCGAGTACGTCGAGCCGTTCGACGTCATCGCGGCAGGCACTGTGCCGCCAGAGACGGGTGGGGGAGACGGTGGGGGTGGCTCCGCATCCGTGCCGCCCTACGATGAGAACTACTCGATCCAGTTCGGCAAAGGTTGCAACGAGGTCTACAATGAGAGCAAGGCGCCGATGGACCCGGGCATGATCTCCGTCCATAGCCAGCGCGCCGCGTGGGACTACTACTCGGGATCGATGTCCTGGGACGAATCCTACAAGAAGCACATCAACGAGTTCCGCGCGGTCTACGGTCTGCCGCCGGTCTGAGTCTGCCATCGAGTTAGCCCGTCGATGGTGGTGGCGCGGTGGGGGGCCGGGGGGCTCCCACCGCGTCGCCTTAAACAGATGGGGGAATAATGAGTGACGATGTCCGTCAGCACTTGCTGCTAGCTCGAGAAAGTTCCGAGTTGGCGCTGGGGCACATCAACGCGGCGCTCGAGGCGATGGACGGCCCAGTATCACCGGGTGACGTTATCAGCGTCGGCCCGTCAGATAACCTGCTGTCGGTGCTGGAGCAGGCGCCGGCTGGGGCCACTGTCGCCATCGATCCGGCCTACAACCAGACGCTCCAGTGGTGGGAGATTACCAAGCCGGTGACGATCACGTCGTCGGTGCCATTCAAAGGCCAGCGTATTGCACCTGACGCCGTTGCGCCGACCATCACAGGGTTCCTGACTATCGCCTGTCCCGATGTGAATCTCTCCAGCGTGCGGCTGGCAGGGTTCCATCCTGACGGCACTCTGGTGACGGTCGGTGAGCGCACCACGCTCGACCGCATGATTTGCATGGGCAGTCCGGACGGCCAGCATCGCGGTGTGATGGCGAATGCCGCGGGTGTCGTTCTCACACGCTGTCATATCGGCAACATCTGGAAAGACCAAGACACGCAAGCCATCTGCGGCACGACAGGGACGAAGAACCTGCGCGTCGATGACTGTCACCTTGAGGCCAGTGGTGAGAACGTGCTGTTCGGTGGTGACGACAACGCCAGCGAGTCGCTGACGCCGCAGGACATTCTCATCACCAACTCGTACTTGTTCAAGCCACCAGAGTGGCGTGACAAGCCGGGGTGTACCTGCAAGAACCTCTACGAACTCAAGGCTGCATTCCGCGCTGTGCTGCGCGGCTGCAAACTGGAGAACTCGTGGGTCGGCGGACAGGGCGGTGAAGCGATTGTCCTCACCGTGCGCAATCAGGACGGCGGCAGTCCGTGGAACTCGATTGATGACTGCGTCATCGAGGACTGCAACATGTTGAACATCGGAGCCGGTGTGAACATCCTGGGACGCGATTACCGGTTCCCGTCCAAGGTGATGACCAACCTGATGCTGCGTCGCCTGATGTTCGAGAACATCGACCCGTGGGCGTTCGGCGGTACCGGGCGGCAGATCTTTATCAGCGGCGGCCCCAAGAATTTGAGCATCGAGGACTGCTCGTTCAAGGGCCAGCACCTGAATAGCTTCCTGTCGTTCGACCAGCCGGAACACCTGCTGGAAGGCTTCGTGTACCGGCGGAACTACGCGCAGGAAGGCGAGTACGGCATCGTTGGCACGTCGGCCCCGTCGCTCGGCACGGCGGCACTGGAGATGTACGCTCCCGGCTATACATGGGCGGATGTCACTATTCAGAAGACCGCCGGGTATCACATCGACTACCCGGAAGGTACGACCTTGATTGGAGAATGATCCATGCTTATTGCTCT